GTTGCTAGAGTTTCTAAAATTCTGGTGTAAGAATCATCCTGATATTCTAACAGGTTGGAATGTAAAGTTTTTTGATATGCCTTATCTTATGAATCGTATGAGATATATCTTTGACAATGATACAATTAATAAAATGTCACCATGGAATTATGTCAATGCAGATAGAATACAACTTGGTAATAAAAGCAATCAGATATGGAATATACTAGGTATATCTGTACTAGATTATTTTGATCTGTATAAAAAGTTTACGTATGTCCGACAAGAAAGTTATAAACTAAATTACATTGCCAAGGTAGAACTAGGCGAACAGAAATTAGATAATCCATATGAAACGTTTAAAGATTTCTATACAAAAGATTATCAAAGGTTTGTAGAGTACAATATACAAGACGTAGAACTTGTTGATAGACTCGAAGACAAAATGAAATTGATTGAGTTATGCCTGACTATGGCATATGATTACAAGGTAAACTATACAGATGTTTATTCACAAGTAAGATGTTGGGATACAATTATCTATAATCATTTACTTACAAAAAATATTCAAGTGCCACCTAGAGAAGATCAGATTAAGGATACACAATACGAAGGTGCATATGTAAAAGATCCACAACTAGGTTTACATAACTGGATTGTTTCGTTTGATTTGAACAGTTTATATCCACATTTGATTATGCAATACAATATTAGTCCTGAAATGTTTTTAGGTGTAGAACCTAAAGCAGTAGGCGTAGAAAACTTTTTAGATGAAAGATTAAATCTCAAATGGGCAAAAGATCGTAACGTGACTATTGCACCAAACGGCGCCATGTTTAAAAGAGATAAACAAGGTTTCTTACCTGAACTTATGGAGAAGATGTACACCGAACGTGTAGTATATAAGAAGAAGGCAATTGAAGCCAAGAAAGAATATCAAAAGACAAAAGACCCAATCTATTCAAACGAGATTTCTCGTTGTCACAATATACAGATGGCAAAAAAGATTTCGCTTAACTCTGCTTATGGTGCAATCGGCAATCAATATTTCAGATACTTTGATGTAAAACAGGCAGAGGCGATTACACTAGGTGGTCAGTTATCTATTCGTTGGGTAGAACGTGATGTAAATAAATTTATGAACAAGTTGCTAGGCACAGACAACAAAAACTATGTTGTGGCGTCTGATACAGATTCAATCTACTTAAAACTTGATACACTTGTTGAAAAGGTTTGTAAAGGCAAATCAACAAAACAAATCGTTGACTTTCTAAACAAAGCAGCCGAAGAAAAAATACAAAAAGTTATTGACGATAGTTATCAAAATCTTGCTAACTATGTAAATGCTTATCAACAAAAAATGATTATGAAACGAGAAGCAATTGCTAACAAAGGTATATGGGTTGCTAAAAAACGTTATATGATGAATGTATTTGATGAAGAAGGTGTACGATACGATATACCTAAACTAAAAATTATGGGCGTAGAAGCAGTTAAGTCATCCACACCTGAAGTTTGTAGAGGTAAAATTAAGGATGCTATTCGTGTAATTATGAATGACAGCGAAGACGCTCTAATAAAATTCGTAAATGACTTCAAAGAAGTCTTTATGACACTCTCGCCAGAGGAGGTTGCCTTTCCTAGAAGTTGTAATAATGTCAACAAATACATTGACAGCAATTCAATTTATAAGAAAGGCACACCTATACATGTCAAAGGTGCATTAATATATAATCATAATATTAGTAAACACAAACTAGGTATGAAATATCCTTACATACAAGATGGCGATAAGATTAAATTTTTAATGTTAAAACAACCTAATACAGTTAAAGATACAGTTATTTCTTTCTCTACAAAGATACCATATGAGTTTGAATTACACAAGTACGTAGATTACGATACACAATTTGAAAAAACATTTACTGATCCGTTGAGATTTATACTTGACTCTATCGGTTGGAAGTTAGAACGTGAGGCAACACTAGAGGCGTTCTTCGGATGATAGACGCATTACTATTATTATACCTAACAGTATTCATAGCCTTTCAAGCAGGTCAACGTATTGCAATGACAAGGATAAAAACAACAACATTTTTAATTATGGCACTAGTCTTATGGACATATCTAAAAAGTATAATGTAATATACGCAGACCCACCATGGTCTTTTAAAACGTATTCTAACAAAGGTAAAGATAGAAGTCCTGAAAAACATTATAACGTTATGAGTTTCAAAGACATATGCAATATGCCTGTAAACAATATAGCAAATGACAATGCAGTATTACTAATGTGGGTTATTGATCCTTTATTAGATAAAGCATTTGAAGTAATTAATGCTTGGGGTTTCAAGTACAAAACTGTAGCCTTTACATGGGCGAAAACAAATATGAAATCAGATGGATTTTTTACAGGTCTAGGTTACTGGACTAGAGGTAATCCTGAAATGTGTTTACTTGCAACAAAAGGCAAACCTAAAAGACTATCAAAAAGTGTGCCACAATTAGTTGTAGAAAAACGTAGAGAACATAGTCGTAAACCAGATGTTATGTATAGTCATATAGAAAATTTATTAGAAGGACCATACGTAGAATTGTTTGCTAGACAACAAAGAGAAGGTTGGGATAGTTGGGGAAATGAGGTAAATAAATGGAATTGACATTAGCAATATTCTATGTTATACTAGCTTTTGGTTTTGTAATATGGTTATTAAGAAAGTGGAATGATGAACTACCTAAGTAAATACGCAGACGAAAATAGATTACCTATAATGGATCAACAAACGTTTGAGACCATTACAAATGAAATAGGTAAAGAAAAATTTAGAGAAGATTTGGCACAATATATTGCAGACAATAGACCAAAGTTTCCTCTAAAGGAGATTTCATACGAGGCAATGCGTCAGGCATTTAAATCTTTACAGAAACAAGATGTATGGGAGTTTGTAAAACCTATAGAACTATTAGAAAAAAATGTAAAAGAAAAGTATGATGATTACAAATATAATTTTAAAGACCACGGTCTAGGTATCATAGACGCACCATCTAATTTCAATGACATATCAAATTACTTTCATCAACATTTAAGATTGAATTGTGGTAGTTTTGGTTTCAAAGCACCTATAGATGTATGGGAGAAAGGTACAGCAAAAGATATATGGCGTTGTCTAGGTCCTATATGGCGTGGTATCAATGGTATGAAACCTGTTGAAGTAGATAATAAAATAGAATTAAGAGGTGGTAGATTAGATGATAAGAGTTACATGTCAGCGTTTAGATTAGGTACGTATATCGCAACACAATTTAAACCTAATGTAGCAAAGACAATCTATCAGATGACAAATGCTAAAAGAGTATTAGATACATCATGTGGTTGGGGCGATAGACTTGCAGGTTTCTTTACTAGTGACGCTGAAGAATATATCGGTTGTGATCCTAATCCTAATACTTACAAACAATATTTAAAACAAGTAGAAACATATAATAGTTTCTTATCTAAACCTAAAAAGGTAACTATCTATAACTGTGGTGCTGAAGATTTACCATGGGATAAAATTGACAATATAGATTGTGCATTTACAAGTCCACCATATTTTTCTACAGAAAGATATAACGAGGGTGGTGAGAAAGAAGAAAATCAATCATGGCATAAGTTTGATGAATATTCTAAATGGCGTGATGACTTCTATCTACCTGTTGCTCAAAAGAGTTTTGAGAGATCAAAGCATATGTTTGTAAACATCATGGATCCTAATATAAAAAACAAAAGATATTATAGTAGCGATGAACTTGTTGATAGTTTAAAAGATAATTTTGTAGGTCAGATAGGCATGAGGATTATGCAACGACCTAAATCAGATAAGTTATTTGAAAGTGACGAAGAAAAAGCAGAGTTTATGAACAGAATATATATTGAAAACGTTTGGTGTTTTTCAAAAGAAAAACTAGACTACTTTAGACATAGTAGGAGAGCAACACTATTTTAGACGCTTGACAATAGGTACAAATACTGATATAATACATACACATAAGGAGAATTAATATGAGTGATTTTTTAAAAGATATAATAAAAGAAACTGGTAATGAATATGCCACACTAGTAAGTGAGGGTGTAGAAGCAGGTGACGTTGATTCGTTTATTGATACAGGTTCCCTTGCCTTTAATGCTTTACTATCAGGATCAATCTATGGTGGTATGCCATCAAATAAGATTACAGCAATCGCAGGTGAAGCTGCAACAGGTAAAACTTTCTTTGCATTAGGAATAGTAAAAACATTTTTAGATAAAAACAAAGACGCAGGTGTGATTTACTTTGAATCAGAAAGTGCGTTAACAAAAGAATTAGTTGAAAGTCGTGGTATAGACAGTAGCAGAATGGTTATTGTACCAGTTGCCACAGTACAAGAGTTTAGACATCAATCAATCAAAGTGATTGACAAATACATAGAACAAGACGAGAAGACTAGAAAACCTTTAATGTTTGTATTAGATAGTTTAGGAATGTTATCTACTACAAAAGAGATGGAAGATACTGCCGAAGGTAAAGAAACTAGAGATATGACTAGATCGCAGATTGTAAAAGCTGCATTTAGAGTATTGACTTTAAAACTTGGCAAAGCAAAAGTACCTATGATTATGACCAATCATACATATGATGTAATTGGTTCTATGTTTCCTCAAAAGGAGATGGGTGGTGGCTCTGGCCTTAAATACGCTGCAAGTAATATCGTATATCTATCTAAACGTAAAGAGAAAGATGGCAAAGAAATCATTGGTAATATTATTCATTGTAAGAATTACAAGTCAAGGTTAACAAAAGAGAATGCTTTGATTGATGTAAGATTAACATACAAAGATGGCCTTGATAAGTACTATGGGTTATTAGAACTCGCTATCAAACACAATATATTCAAATCAGTATCAACAAGAATAGAACTACCTGATGGATCAAAACAATATGCTAAAACTATCAATAATGAACCTGATAAATTCTTTACTAAAGATGTTCTCGCTCAAATTGACGAGGCAGCCAAAAAAGAATTCCTTTATGGCACAGAATAGATACGTCTTTGCTCAACGTGATGTTGATGATTATAGTTGTATAAAGATTGTAGAAGGACCTTATAAAGACATCATATACACATATGGTCATGTAAAGTTTGCCTCGGAAGAAAATGCCCAAGGTGAGTTACCTTTGAAGTTTGATTATGATGTTAAGAAAAATCCTAATGATGTTGATACATCAAGTATTGATTTTAGAAATTACATAGGCGATATATTAATAGAGGTCGTAGAAAAACAATTAGAGAATGGTCAAATTAAGTTTCAAAAGTGATTATATTTGTACATACAAAAATGTACTTAAAAAAAATCAATGTCAACACCTTATAGATAAGTTTGAAGATTCGCAACATCAACAATCTAAAACTAATTTAAAAGGTCATATGTCATTTACAGAAATTAATCTTAACATGTTTTCAGACTGGAAAGAATATACAGACTTGATATTTCCTGCATTAAGACAGGTTGTTGACAAATATGTAAAAGATGTTAATATAGATTCATTAAAACAATGGCCAGAGAAATTTGGTTTTGAACAGATAAGATTTAAGAAGTATGAACCTAACAATGAAGATGAATTCCAAACACATGTAGATGTGACTAACTATAATAGTGCTAGAAGATTTTTAGTTTTTTTTATGTATTTAAATAACAATGATGGCGGCGAAACAACATTTCCTGATTATGATATATCAGTTAAACCAGAGGCAGGTAAGGTGCTCGTATTCCCACCATTGTGGACATTTAGACACGCAGGACAGAAACCAATCAATCAACCAAAGTATATTATAGGGAGTTATCTACATTATGTTTGAGAAGACACTTTTATCCAACCTAGTCTTTAACGAAGACTTTACAAGAAAAACATTACCATTTATTAAACCTGACTTCTTTAGAAATAGAGATGAAGTTGCTCTATTCAATATCATAAGTAATTTTGTTGTCAAGTATAATAATCTCCCTACAAAAGAAGCAATTGAAATTGAATTGTCAAATGACAAGACTCTTACCGAAGAAGAATTTAAAAATACAAAATCATTATTAAATAGTTTACAACACGAAGAAGTTGAACAACAATGGTTGTTAGATACAACTGAAAAGTTTTGTAAAGATCGTGCTGTGTATAATGCAGTATTACAAGGTATCAAAATCATAGATGGTAAAGATAAGAAACATACACCAGAAGCGATACCTAGTATCTTATCAGAAGCGCTTGGCGTTTCGTTTGATAGACATATAGGACATGATTATCTAAATCAAACCGAAGACAGATTTGAATATTACCATAGAGTAGAAGAACGATTAAAGTTTGATCTTTCGTACTTCAATAGAATAACAAAGGGTGGCCTGCCACCTAAAACGCTCAACGTTGCTCTTGCAGGTACTGGTGTTGGTAAATCTTTGTTTATGTGCCATGTTGCAAGTAGTGTAATTGCTCAAGGTAAGAATGTATTGTACATAACTTTAGAGATGGCTGAAGAACGTATCGCAGAAAGAATTGACGCTAACTTATTAGATGTAACTATTGATGATCTTTATGAAATGCCAAAAGACATATACGATAACAAGACATCTAAAATGCAAAACAAAATTAATGGTCAACTAATTATCAAAGAATATCCTACAGCAGCTGCTCACGCAGGACATTTTAAATCTTTGATGGATGAACTTGCCCTAAAGAAATCATTTAAACCTGATATAGTGTTCATAGATTATCTAAATATTTGTTCATCTAGTAGATTTAAAGGTGGCAATATATCTTCATACTTTTATGTGAAAGCAATTGCTGAAGAATTAAGAGGTCTTGCAGTACAATATGATGTACCTATTGTATCTGCTACTCAAACAACCAGATCTGGTTATCTATCAAGTGACGTAGGACTTGAAGATACTTCAGAAAGTTTTGGTCTTCCTGCAACTGCTGACTTCATGTTTGCTCTTATTTCAAATGATGAACTTGAAGAACTTGGTCAAATTAAAGTTAAACAATTAAAGAACAGATACAATGATCCTGCTGTCAATCGTGCATTTATAATTGGTGTAGATAGAAGTAAGATGAGATTGTATGATGTAGAACAATCTGCTCAACAGATTGTAGATAGTAACCAAGAGAGTAAGGAGAAGATTGAAAAACCATCAGGACCACAATCTGCTGAGGTCTATGATAAGTTTTCAGACTTTAAAATTTAATGAAAGATAAAATAATAGAAGAATTAAAAAAAGTTTACGATCCTGAAATGCCATCTGTTGATGTATTTAATTTAGGCTTGATTTACGATATTGATATAAAAGAAGAAAAAGTTACAATCACCCACACACTAACCTCTATGCTTTGCCCTATGGCAGACCAGATACAAAAAGATATTAAAGAGGCAGTAGAACGTGTAGCAGGTGAGGGTAATGTAAAAATTATATTGACACATACTCCGCCATTTAGTAGAGAGATGTTAAGTGAAGAAGCTAAATTGATACTCAATATATGAGAACAGAAACGTTTTTTAATAGACGAGAAATACTTATTGACCTATCACATAGGTGTGCTTTAGAATGCCCGAGGTGTCAAAGACAACAATTTTACACAGGCAGATATGGCAATAAAGTTCCAGGTAAAGATTTACCTATGAGGACTTTAGAATTAGCAATTAAACACCTAGACCAAATACCAAAAGATATATACGATAGCAAAACAAAAAAACTTACAAGAAACACGTACATTGGTTTCGGTGGTCAATTGTCAGACCCCATTCACTATCCTAAATTAATTGAAACATTAAAGTTATGTAGAAAATATAACATCAAAACTAGAGTACAAACTGCCTCATCTTTTAAACCTATATCATGGTATATAAAAGCATTTGAAGCTGATCCTGATACAGAATGGCAATTTGGTTTAGATGGTTTACCAGAAGAAAGTCACAAGTATAGAGTAAACCAAGATGGTAAAAAAATATTTCAAGTTATGCTTGAAGGAAAAAAAATACTTACAAAAGCACCCATTTGGCAATACATTATATTTAAATACAACGAAAATCATCAAAGACAAGCAAAGAGAATGGCAAAAGAAAATGGTTTACGTTTTGTTCTTATGAAATCATCTAGGTGGTATAGTGATAATGTTTTAACAGATATGAAAAATAAAGATGGCACGTATGATGAATTAATGCCTAGTAGAAACAATAGATTGGACTCTACATTTTGAAAAAAAAATTTAAACCATTATGTATAACAGGAGATATTGAATTGGCTATAACTAATAGAAATCAATTGTTACCTTGTTGTTATGTTGACAATCCAGAATATTTACAAAACCCTACCCTTAAAAAACTAGTAGAGTCTAGTGAGATAAGTAAACACAATTCACTTGCAGATATAACCAATAATAAACATTGGGTAGATTTGTACAATAAACTAAAAGAGGCAAGTGAAAGTCAGGATACAAAAAACATACCTGAACCTTGTGCGTTCTCATGCTCACGTGAACAAAGGAAAGAAGAATGGCTAAAGTAAGAAAAAGAAAACCATCTATCTACTACAAGACAGAAATGGTTAAGAACAAAGGTGACATTATATGGCGTTGCGTTGAAATGCCTAGTAAACTCGTATTGCAAGAATCTTTCTTTGAGGAAGACGTTAAGAAGTTAACAAAATTTCAAAATAAGAATAAAACGTTTGGTGTCTTTGGTTTCCCACCTTTTTTTGATTGTAGAAGTGAGTCAGAAAAGATCGCAGATAAAGGGAAAACAAACTATAATTCGCCAGCAAGAAGCAGAGGCCGTAGATAAATATATGTATGGCAGACTTAACAACACTAGCA